GACCATTTCCAAACAATTTATGGAGAAGAACATTGAATCTGAATGTGCAGTCGGAATGAACTGTTACTCGAGTAAATGGCATGACATGTATAAACATCTTGTGTCATTTGGTGAAGACTATATTATTGCCGGCGATTATAAGTCATTTGATAAATCAATGGCATGTCTTTTGATCAGAGTGGCCTTTATGGTGCTGGATGCCTTCAGGTCCAATGTTTCTACAGCTGATAAACGCATTGGTGTGGGTATTGCTACAGACATATCGCAACCGTTGACTAATATGAACGGTGATGTTGTTCAATTCTTTGGGGGTAACTCATCAGGACACCCTTTGACTATTATCATTAATTCTATTGTCAATAGTTTGTATTTGCGTATAGCTTATCAGAAAATTGGTTTTCCGTTAGAGACTTTCCGCGCAAATGTTCATCCCATGATTGTTGGTGATGATAACATTATGGGCAGTAATCCTAATAACAAGACAGAAGAAGGATTGACTTTTAATCACACCACTCTGCAGCGAGCTTTACATAGTCTGGGGGTTACGTATACTATGGCTGATAAGGAATCAGCTAGTGTTCCCTTCATTAATATACAAGATGCTGATTTTCTCAAGCGCACTTTTAGATTTCTACCTGAGTATCCTGATAGAGCAGTGGCTCCATTGGACCTCACTAGTATTTTTAAAAGTCTATGCATGTACACAGATGGGGGTAACATTTCGCATGAGCAACAACTCAGTGAAAGTTACCTCAGTGCCAGACGAGAATGGTCATTACATGGACGTGAAGTTTTTGATAAAATGTGTAGTGGGATGGAAGAGATCTTTGCCCACCAACCAGAAGTGCGTCGTTTCTATGAAGGAAGACGACAATATAGCATGGATTACCATGCTACTCTGAAGTGGGTTTTGGAACCCCATACTTCAGAGGATACTGATGATTAAATCGTTAAAAAGGGGGATGGCGTATACGGTTCATTTAACCTTTCTCATATTATAGGTATCAGCA